ATAGATGAGGATACCAATGGTCGCATATACCTGATTCCATTTCAATTACAATATCCAATGGAGTTTTTTCAGGACAGATAAATAGTTCAGTCTTTAATGCGGAAAGAAAATGTTTCCTTACCCCTCTACATATGAAGGTAGTACCACTATGTATATGTTCCTTTAAATCCGATTTAGTAAATGTGGTACGACTTATACGGGTATCTACATCCAAACCCTCTAACCAACGAGTTCCGCATTTGAGTGGCGCAACGATATCCAAACCATTTTTATATATGTAACGTTTTAGTTTAGGTTTCATTTCCAATTAGTTATATAATATCCACATCTCACCATTTTAACCAACTAGTTCCGCCTTTAAATATACAACGATTTAACATCATTTTATTTATCAAATCTGTAAAAAATTAATTAATATAATATAATTCTGGATATTCAACTATTAGATTAATCCCACCTAACTCATAGGCATTTTTATAAACACTTTCAATATCAGCATGACTAATCAAATTATGAAATTGTATGTTTGGACACATTGATTTGAACTCATCAAAATAGTTACCTTTATGTTGATACCCTGGGTCTAAGGGCTTATCACTACCCTTACCAACTCTTATAATCATATTAGGTTTCCAAGTACCCATACTCATCAAACCTATTTTATCAACGTGATTTACTAATTGATTTGTTGCACATATAAGAAAATCCCATCTCGGATAAAAAGTTATTACAAATTTTCCCGCCATGGCCATACCTAAACTAATTCCCATTTGTGATTCTTCCATTACTGGAAGTTCGTATAGTTTTTCGGTTGGTACAGTTTGAATTGTTGTACTCATTGGGTTTCCTTGCCACTTAACTTGTTGGCCAACAAAAACGGTATCATGTTTTTCTCCTAAGAATTGCATAGAGTTCATTAATGCTGTTTTGTACGGAGTATATTCTGGTGCACTCATATTATCTGTTTAAAAAGGTTCTACCTAGTTTAATTTTATTTCTCCAATAATCCAATAAATCATCCATCGTTTTTTCAAATGGAATTTCTACTTCCCAACCTGTGTGAGATTTGAATTTATTAGTATTTGGTATTTGTAAATCAGCATCAATAGGTCTTAATCTACTAACATCTGTAACTATTTCTATATTTTGTATAGTGGATTTACTTAATAAGTAGTTGAGCATGTCCGATATCTTACAAGTGTGTGTACCACCTATATTATAATATTCTCCACCAATTGGATTAATTGTTACCAACATATAATACGCCCTAACAGCATCTCTAACATCGGCATATGTTCTGAGCGATTCTAAATTTCCAACATATATTTTAGGTTCCTGCATTCCCACCTCAATCATTGCAATTTGTTTAGCAAATGTTGATTCTGAAAATACATCACCACGTCTTGGACCAGTGTGAGTAAACATACGTGTTGTCATTACACACATATTAAATGCTTCAGCATAATATCTACCAATTAAATCCGTACCAACTTTAGAAATAGCATATGGAGATGCTGGATGAAAACTACATTCTTCATCGATTGGTAATTTATCTTTGGGTACCTTACCAAATACTTCCGATGAGGAACAAATGTGAATTATAGAATCTTTATAATCCGAATTCTTCAATGCTTCTAACAAATTAGTTGTACCCAATATATTAGTATTCAGTGTTTCATTTGGTGCGATAAAACTTGTTTGAGGATATGATTGAGCTGCTAAATGAAATACATAATTCGGTTTTGAAATGTGTACAGCATTAATAATAGATGTCAAATCATTCAAATCGCCATATATTAATTCAACTCTATCCTTTTTATTAATTCTATCGGATAGATGTTCTATATTTTCTAAGTTATCATTCCATCTACAAAATCCATAAATTTTCCAATCCGTATTTTCTAATAGAAAATCGGTTAAATGAGAACCAACCATTCCCGCTACACCTGTAATTAAAACACTACCCATTTTCCTGTTCCGTAGTGCGGCCACTGTTTTTCATATGAATACCAAATAACATCAGAAGGTACATCCCTTTTAACACCATTCCACGTTTCATCAGTTGGAGTATTGGTTGAGACACCATTATCTTCTACCACAAATTGTATTGGTAATGCGTATCGTTGTGCGTATTTGTGCATTTCATAAAATCCGCCCGTTTCAAACGCCATATCCCCTATAAAGCACCAAACTTTATCATTTTTGTTTTCCATCATATTAACCATAGCAACTCCAATTGCGATTGGTATGATTGCACCAACTATTGCTGATGAATAGAACTTTTGTTCTTTATTAACAATTGTAATAGACCTTCCTTCTAATATTTCCTTTTCCAACCATTGTGGGTCAATACCCTTAATCAATGCATGGTAGTGAGAACGCCAAGTTGAAAAAACCCAGTCGTCTTTTGAAATTCTTTTACCAAGTTCAATTAACTCATCTTCATTTCCACCCCCTAAATGTACGGGTCCTTTAATCCTACCCGCATCCCAATGGTCGGCAATCAATCGTTCAAATTTAACTAAATCATCTTTAGTATATTGTGATTCCTTAACTATCGGGTGTCTATTTAAATAATTTATCATTTATCTTTTAATTGAAGTATTGGATTATTAGTGGGCCACTCTATTTGAAATTCAGGGTCATTCCATTTAACTACTTTATGTTGTGGAGAATCTACATATGAACCATTATACATTAATGTATAATGAAACATACAATCGGTCAATGCATAATGTCCATTGGCGAATCCTGGCGGAACTAAGACTTGATTTCGTAATCTTTCGGTTATGATGAAACTTTCCCAATCGCCAAAAGTTGGACTATGCTCTCTCATATCTAAAACTACCAAATAAATATCACCAACTACGGCTTGTACTAACTTCCAAGTTTTATCATCGTAATGTAATCCACGTAGTACACCTTTGTATGAGCGTGAAAATCTACTATGAATAGAAAGTTCTTCTTTATTATGGTGAATTTGATTTAATACAGGATGTTGTTCTGAATGAAAAGTTGTAAATATTTCACCCCTATATTCTCTAAATATAGATGGTTGGTACATTGAAACTTCGTACCCAAATTTTTTTGATGGAGTTTCTGTAAACTCATCCCATTTATTAGACATATAACTTTTGTTTATTTTAAAATAAATGTGTATTATTTAAAATAAACATATAATATTTAAAAAAGAACTTATATTTATACAAGTAAGATAATATATATTAAAAACGCAAAATTATGATAGGTGTAATTGAAAACGGAATAAAATTACCATTTATTTCATTAGAAAAATTTATAGATGAGGTAAAATTGGCAGACGCACTAACCGAAATGGAGGATTATTTAATTAAACAATCAACCGAAGGTTCCGAAGTGTTTGTTGGATTTAACGGAGGTGATTGGAACATTAATGAAGAATTTCAATCCCGTCAGAGAGAAGCACTACCATTAACTGTAGAATACATAAAATTATTTAGTAAAGAAGGGTCACCATTTAATATTAGATTTTCACCTAAAGGTGAAAACCAAGTATTATTGCATCAAGATTGGCAACCAAAATTAAAAAACCTAACAGCAGTAAATTCTTTAACCTTAAATTATAAAGAATTATTAGATGGTTCTATTCACAATTTACTACTTGAAAAAGAAGGGTTTAAAATAGTTCAAAATGAAGAAGATGTGAATCCAATCTATAATGGGTTAGATTTGGATTATGACGCGGTAATTAAAAGTGAATATGGAGATAAATATAATGAATATATCAAACATACTTACAAACTACATTTAATAATCTCTTCAAAAAAATCGTTATTTATCTATGATAACGTTGAAGATACCATATATCCTATTACTTGTAGAGCAACTGTATTTAACGCCAGAGATTATCATGACGCATTAAAAGATAGTTCAGGAATCAGTATTCAATTCGAAATGCATCCAAATCATTTTAAAGATGAAGTTAGGTTACATTGTGGATTGGATATTATTTAAATAATTAAATTTATAAAAAACTTACCCATCTAATCAATGGGTATTTTTTTTGTTTAAAATAATTTAAAGTTACATTTGAAAAATTCTAAAAAATGTCGTATATTTGTTTACTGTGAGAATAGCCTTATGTTTTAGTGGACAATTACGAACCGGAGTATTAGTATCTAAAAATATTTTAAATTATATAGGTAATACCATTGAAATGTGTGATGTATTTGTTCATACGTGGGACAGTATAACACAAACTTCATCTGATTTAAGTATTGCGGGAGTACCATCCAAAGAACCAAACGAATTATTCGAAGAGTTTTCCGAGATATGGAAACCTAAAAAACTCGTGATAGAAAATTATACCGATTGGGCAAATTTAAATTTACAAATAGAACCATTATTTCACTCATTAATGCAATCCAATGAACTTAGAAAACAGTACGAATCGGAAACTAACACACACTATGACTTTGTAATAAAAATCAGACCTGATTTCATATACTGTCCGTTACATAAATTAAAAGATGAAATACATGCCATACTAAATTCAGAACATGTTAATACCATCTACACTTTGGATTTTGCAAATAAATTAATAAATAATAAATTTGAAGATGTATTTTGGATAGCAACTCCAACAGTATTTAACACCGCAGTAAATTATTATTTTGAAAGATTACGAAATAACAAATTGGATTGGCAAATAGAAATGGCTAAGTGGTTAATCAACAATGGTATATCCTATAAAAGATTAATTTATGGAAATATTGGAATACCATACCGATGGGATGATTTATATAGACAAAACAAAACCATATCGGATGTTGAAAACGAACTTGTTAATTTGCAAAAATAAAAAATTTACTATAATTACAATAAAAAGTTACACATATGAAAACAATTATAAAACCTTGGGGAAAGGAAGAATGGTTGGAATTAAATGATGCGTATTGTTACAAACGAATATACATCAATGCCGGATACAAAACCTCATACCAATATCATAATTTTAAAAGAGAAACAAACTTCATTATTTCAGGAGAAGCTGAAGTATGGTTAGAAAACGATGAAGGAGTTGTAGAAAAAAAAATTATGAAATCGGGCGAGTACTTTAATGTTATTCCACCAAAAAAACATAGAGTTATTGCATTAACCGATATAATTCTACAAGAAGTATCTACACCTGAAGTAGATGATGTTATTAGAATAAATGATGAATTTGCTAGAGCGAATGGTAAGATTGAGGGGGAACACCAAACTCCTGCAGTACTAATCTTAGCTGCCGGTTTAGGTAGTAGATTAGAGAGTTTAACTAAAGAGATAAACAAAGCGTTGTTACCTATTAACAATCGTGCAATACTTTCACACATAATTGATAAATTTCCAAAAGAATATGAATATGTTATAGCGATTGGTTACAAAGGAGATTCGGTTAGAGAGTATTGTAAATTGGTATTTCCAACTCACAAATTTACATTTGTAGAAATTGATAATATAGATGGTTTGAATTCAGGTCCTGGTTATTCTGCATTAAAATGTGTGGAACACCTACAAAGACCGTTTTATATATCTACGTGCGATTGTTTAATCGATTCAACAATACCACATTTAGATGGCAATTGGTTAGGAATACAACCCACTTCATATCCTGAAAAATACTCAACTGTAAAATTAGAAAAAAACGATATTATAGAATACTCTAATAAAAATGAGAATGGATATAATATGGCATTTATTGGATTAGCTGGAATATGGGACTATAAGGTGTTTTGGGAACAATTGAAAACCAATATTATAAATGGTGAAATAGTGTCTGCATTTCAAACTCCATCTAAATATCCTACATTTAAAGCAAAAAAAATAAATTGGTTAGATACTGGCAATTTAGACGATTTGAAGAAAACCAAAGAATACCTCAACGATATACCACTATCATTACAAAAAGATAATTCGGAAATAACATATAAAGAAGGAAATACTTTTATAAAATTTACACCAAACAAATCAGTATTAGATAATAGAATAATTAGGGCTAATATATTAGGTGATAAAATACCTGATGAATTTAAGTGTACTAATAATTTTATGTCGTACAAATGGAGTGATGGTGAAACTTTATATAAAATAGATTCATTTGAGTTATATAATAATTTTTTAAAAGAATTACAGTCAAATATATCTACCACAATACCAAATTCGATAGAGCATATTAAAAAGTTTTATGTGGATAAAACTTACGAACGACTAAACATGTTCTTAGATAAGAACGGTAAAGATTATTATACATTACCACATAACATAAATGGCGTGGATTATCCACCAATGGAAAGTGTATTCTCTGACATAGATTTTAATCAATTTAATTATAATCCATTCTATAAATTATTTCATGGTGATTTACAATTTGATAATATTGTTTATAATAAAAGAGATAAAAAATTCACATATATTGATTGGAGAGAATCATTTGGAGGGTTTACCGATGGTGGGGATGTTTATTATGATTTGGCAAAAATGTATGGGGGATGTATTATTCCATATGATAAAATGAAAAATGATGATAACATCACATTTATGCGTGGAGAATATTCTGTAAGTTATGCATATAATATATCCGACGAACTAATAAAATTTAAAGATATATACGAACAGTGGATATTAAAAAATGGTTTCGATTTAAATAAAGTTAAATTATTAACCGCGATTATTTTTTTAAATATGTCACCATTACATGATGGTAAATTTGGAAATATGTTGTGGTTTAAGTCAATAGAAATGTTATATGATTGTAATAGATAGAGATACAAAAATATATGGGTCACTAAGTGAAAATGCCGGTAGTTTTGGTTGTAAATTTTTTAATACCGCTTTTGAAAAACATGGTATTAACTCCATTTACAAATCATTTTCAGTCACAAACATTACAGAAGCACTATTAGCCGCACAATCTTTGGGGTTCTTCGGATGTGCGATATCGATGCCATTTAAAGTAACCGCATTTGGTTTAATGGATGAAGTTGATGACGCCGCTAAAAAAGTGGGTAATATAAATACCGTTTTAATGGATTCAAATAAAATGGTTGGATATAACACCGACTATTACGCTGCGATAAAACTTATAACTCATTATAATAAAGGATTTAACACTTTATATGTTTTGGGAAATGGTGGATTGGCCTCAACTGTTAAAGTTGCTGCTACCGAATTGGGGTTAAATGTAGAAAATATTACTAGAGGTAATTGGGATACGTTATATACTTTAAAAAATAAATTTATTTTCAACTGTACACCACTTACAATAACGACCGATTCATCAAATGTGTACATAGATTGTTTGGTTGAAAGTGAAAGCGGAAGTATGTTACACAAAGAACAAGCTAAACACCAATTTAAATTATATACAGGTGTGGATTATGAAAACTCCTAAATATTTTATATGTCCAATGTCTAAACAAATTGTAGATTCTGTAATAGAGTTACAATCTGATAGATTTGGTCTATTACCAACACGAAGACAAATTGACGTTGATGGTGGGTATGTAAATGGCTGGGACACTACTTCATTTTATGAATATGTTAGAAACAAAAGTGATATTGTTTTAGAAAGAGACCATTCGGGCCCAAATCAAGGAAAAATTGAAGATGATGGACTTCTATCATATATTAATGATGCAAAATATTTTGATATAATTCATATAGACCCTTGGAAAATTACTGGAAATGATAAAAAAATAGGTATAACCCAAACACTTGATACTATAAATTATTTGTGTCATATAAACCCTAATTTAAAATATGAAATATTAACCGAAGAAGCAATCATTCGTATCGAAGATTTTGAATTGGATAGTATATTAACATTTTTAAATGATAATTTAAAAGAAGAAATATTTTTCAATATAGAATTTGTTGTAATACAATCTGGAGTTAGATTAGATTTAGTTAATATGAAAAACTCAGGTCATTTTAATTTACAACGGTTAAAATCTATGGTTGATATTTGTAAACGATTTAATAAAAAAACCAAAGAACATAATGGTGATTATTTAACCAATGAAGAATTGGAAATTAGATTTGATAGTGGAGTTGATAGTTTGAATATAGGACCTGAAATTGCACAAATACAAACTTTAACATATTTGGAACATATGGATGAACAACAAATTGATGAGTTTTATGAAATTTGTTTAAATTCTAAAAAATGGGAAAAATGGGTTAAATCTGATTTTGATATAAATGATAAACATAAACTAATACAGGTGTGTGGACATTATTGTTATAATTTATATGAATTACCAAATATTGATTCAAGTATAAAAGAAAAAATACAATTCAAATTAAATAGTTTACCATAATGGTTGATAAAAAAATAATAGCATTTGATTTAGATGATACTTTATGTACTCGTCCAACTGATAAAGAAATATTGGGTATAGATAAGTATCTTCATTGCAAACCTATTCAGGAAATGATAGATGTCTCTAACAATTTATATGATAAGGGGCACACTATATATATTTACACCGCAAGAGGTATGAATATATTTAATGGGAATGTTAAGGATATATACATAAATCTATATGATTTAACATTAAACAGCTTGAAAAAATGGGGAGTTAAACATAATGGTTTATATATGGGAAAAATACACTATGATTTACTTATAGATGATAAGGCTGTTTCATTAGAAGAAGCAAAAATTAAACTAAAACAATTATTATGAGAAACTGGTATATAATTTCATTTTTTGTAAACCTATACAAAAAGAAAAAACTAAAAAAGACCAGTTTGTTTATAAACACTAATCATATGAAAGAAAGAAAGTATTTACCCACATTGGCAGAATTAATTGATAGATTATCTATCTCACAACTAAAAGAAGTGTTCATTACAGACCACAAAGAAGAATATGTAAAAGAAATAAGCGAAATCGTACATGATATTGAATTAATATTAAGTGAAACGGATGGTAGAATAACAGGTGAACAAATCCGTGCGATTGTAGTACTTGCCCAAATGAATTTACATATATGGCATAACGAAACCAATGTAAGGAACGGAATATCAGGCCATTCAGCATTAGCGCTAACACATGGATTAAATGGGATACGTAATACCGCTAAAAATAAAATACAGGAAGTTGTAGGTGGTAGAAAAGATTATAAAATTGATTGTTTGGCCTCAGATTTTAAAGATTGGGAAATTAGTTGGTAATATAAAGATTTATCTTATAATAGATTAGTGAATATGTTTTACTCTGTAACCATCCGACAAAAAAAAACAAATGAATAAAGATAAATACATAATAGGAGTTTCGGCATTTTACCACGATTCATCGGCATGTTTATTCAAAAACGGAAAGTTACTCTTTGCTTGCGAAGAAGAACGATTTAGTGGGATTAAACATGATAGTTCATTTCCTAAAAATACAATAGATTACATTTTCAAAAAATATAAACTCAGTAAAGAGGATATAACCGCAGTTTGTTACTATGAAGAACCTAAATTAAAATTTAAGAGGGTTTGGGATAATTTTAAAACAAATATTTTTAAAGCACCAATTCATGTAATCAAATCTTTAATTGAAATAACCTCAAATAGGTTAAAAATACATAAATCACTTAAAACAATATCGGATACTATATTTTATTCGGAACATCACAAATCACATTTATACTATTCTGTTGCTACCTCTGATTTTTTAAATTCTGATGCGATATCAGTGGATGGTGTAGGTGAAATTGATACGGTATCTTATGGTTCCCATAAAGAAAAATCATTAAAATACAAAAGTTTAGCTCGATATCCACATTCATTAGGATTATTCTATACCGCGATGACATCTTATTTAGGTTTTAAACCAAACGAAGGTGAGTATAAAGTAATGGGATTGGCTTCTTATGGGTCAGATAGTAAATACGTAACATTGGTAGGTAAACTTATAAAGTTTGAAGCAGGTAAGTTAAATTGTGATATGGATAAGTTTTGTTGGGATAGGGATGATAAATTAATGTTTAACTATAAATTGGTTGAACATTTAGGGATTTTACCAAGAGATACTAAAGAGCCGATTACTGTAGAACATGAAAAGTTAGCTTACGCAGTTCAACAAATTTATGAAAATGTTTTCTTTGATATCCTAAATCATATAAGTTCTAAAAGTAAAAATAAAAAATTATGTTTAAGTGGTGGTTGTGCATATAATGGTACCGCAAATGGTAAAATAACCAAAAATACAAGTTATAAAAAATTATGGATACCATCGGCGCCATCTGATGCGGGTTCATCTATCGGAGCATGTGTTAATTATCTTATTCAAACGGATGACACTTTTAAAGGAAAAGTTACTAAAAACCCATTTTTAGGGCCTGATTATGATTATGATAAGGTTATTAAAAGTATAAATCCATCTAAAGTTGTAAAATACAATAGTGAGGAAGAGTTATTAAGTAAGGTGGCCGAAGAAATACATAACGAAAAGGTAATTGGTTGGTTTTATGGAAATATTGAGTTTGGAGCTAGAGCTTTGGGTAATCGTTCAATCCTTGCATCACCTCTTAAAGTTGAAATGAAGGATAAAATCAATAAAGTGATTAAAAAGAGAGAAGGATTTAGACCATTTGCACCCATGGTATTACAAGATGCTCAAAACAAATACTTCGAAACTGATGGAGATGTACCATATATGAATCAAGTAGTTAAAGTTAGAACGGAATATCGACAAAAATTAGGTGCGGTAACTCATGTAGATGGTACCGCTAGAATTCAAACCATATCTACTACATCAAATAAAAGAATATATAATCTTTTACAGAAATACGAAAAGTTAAGTGGATATCCAATCATTTTAAACACATCATTTAATGTTAAAGATAAAACTATGGTTTTAACGCCGAAAGATGCTTTAGATACTTTTTTTGATACTCAAATGGATTACCTTGTTATGGGTAATTATTTAATACAGAAATAATATGAAAAAAATAATTCAATGGTTCCTAAATTTAATTGAAGAACGAAAAAGAAAAAAACGATTTAAAAAGAAAATAGAAGAATTAAAGAAACGTGACCCATTTATTTATAATCACTAATGATTTATTATTAATTGGTTTACTAAAAGATAGGTATTTATATATACTAAACAATAAATAAAATATTATGAAAACAGTACTAATAGGTTCAGATTTTATGTATGATAAAGATGGTGTGTTAAAACCCATTGAAATTAATACGAATGTTGGGTTTACTAAGAATCATCTTGAAGATATTGAAGATATCTTCGATACATCACATCTAATCGAATTTGTCACTCAAAACGGATTTACAAAAATTGATTATATAGGCTCCGCTCCACCAATTAAAGATATATTTACGAGTATGTCCATCGATTTAGGTATTGAATTTGAATACCATCAAGTAGAAGGTGGGTCTATTACAGTACCATTCGTTGAGGATAGTGAAACTAACTTAATTATTAGAAGTGCATACGATACTACTGCGTTAGTTGATGATACATATTGTAGAGATAAGGTTGAATTTTTAAATCTAATCAAATCCGAATCATTTGGGGCACAGTTTGCATATCTAAATGAAGAGGATGAATTAGTAAGTAATATTACCACAATACCAAATAACGGAGTACATCCAAACTTTATATTAAAGGCAAGGTATCCATCATATGATAAAGAAGTATATCCTAAACTATATAAAGCTACTACACAATCGGAATTAGATACCGTATTAGAAAATGTTACCGATGAGTATTTTATAATGGAGTATTATTACAATCCATTATATAATGTAAATGGTAAAGCAACTAAAAAAAGAAGTTTAAACATACTATATCCACCTACATTACAATCTATTCCTTTTGGAAAATACACCGATACAACTAATCAAAAGTTAATAGATAATCCGGTATTTAATGAAACTACGTTTGAATTAGTTGATTATTTAAGAAATGGATATATTACAACCGATAATCAAAGCATACCCAGACCAAAATTATTAGATACCGATTTGGTAGAACTGGGGGATGGTACGTTTAAAACTGGATTAGAATTACAAGTTGGTGATATAGTTAGAACGATAAATATACCAAACGCAGAAAATGTAGATAGTCGAAATGAAGCGGTAAATTATCTAATTGATTTGGATACATTTATATCTGGTGCAACATATTCCACCAACGTGGTTACAGCAAAAAGTAGAATTGATACAACCACACCAATTACTGAAATATTATTTAGTGATGGTAGTACTTGGGAAGATACGGTATTATCTTTTTATTTAGTTGAAAGAGCCAATGAGGTTAGGTTTATAAAACTTAAAGATTTAGTGGGAGGTGATGTGGTTTTATTAATTGATACATCGGATAATACTAACGTTAAAGTTGTACCTAAATTAGTCGAATCTACTACAACTCTAAATAAAGAATTTTCTGGATGGATACTATTAGTAGAGAGAAGGCACTTATTTTTAACAGTTACCGACAGTAGTGCTCAAAACTTATCATTTGCTGCAATTGAACATAATGGAGCACCGTGTTCACCATACACCGGTCAGTGCCCCAATCCGATATGTGGTAAGGGTGTTAAGTGTACTCCATTCTCTCCGGCTACCTGTGACCCGTTTTCACCCTGTTAATAAATTATTAATTTTAATCAAAATAGTATGAACGAAGAAACTCAAGAAATTAATGATATAATGACGGCAATAGGTTCGTTAATTGTATCCACAAACAGTTAAAATTCACTTACAATGGATGTTATAGAAATAATCAATGCATGGAAAATTGCTAACAATCCTACGCCCAAACAGGAAGAATTAGCAGAATTACGTGGTAAAATATGCGACGGGTGTCCATCAAAAAAAATTATAACTAAAAAATTAAAACTTGCAACTATATGTAATCAGTGTGGGTGTCCAATAGCAAAAAAAATATTTACCCCTAAATTTAACGCGTGCCCGTTGGGTAAATGGGAAGAGGTTGATACCCCTTATATCAAAGAAAAAAAATCATCAACTCTAATATAATATGTTATTTATAAAAACAATTGAATCATTCTTATCTAAAAAAGAATGTGATAGTATTTTAACTAAATTTTTAAATGCCGATTTAGAGGTTGCAAACGTGCGTAACAGTGAATCACTTGATTCACTCATAAAAGTAAGAGATTCTAAAATAATATTTACTCAATTACCACAATACAAACAAAAATTAGAAACTGTACTAAGTAATGAAATAAAAATAAAAGGATTTCAATTAGATGAAATTGAAGAATTTCAATTTACAAAATATGAATTAAATGGCCATTATGATTGGCATACGGATTCAACGGGTTTTGATTATTATGCAAAACGATTTTGTTCGGTAGTTATCCAATTAAATAATGAATATGATGGTGGCGAATTATTATATAAAGACCATAACGATAACGTGGTTGAATTTAAAAAAGGAGTTGGTAATTTATTTATATTTAATTCAAGTATATTGCATAAAGTTAAACCAATAATAAGCGGTGAACGCTATTCTTTAGTGTCGTGGATAGCCCTAAAAGAAATTTCTAATTTTAAAAAAACACTAATATAGCATGTCCTTACTAATCAATGATGATTTAATATGGATTTCAGTTCCTAAGTGCGCATCGCATTCAATTGAAAAAAGTTTAGTAAATTCAGATTTAGATATTAAATATTATGATGGTTATCGATATTTACATGATATACAATCGCAACATACACATTATACAAAATTAAAATTATTTCAATATTTTGGAATAAAAGAAACTATTTGTGTAAATAGAGATTGGATTGATAGATGGATAAGTGCATTAGAATGGCTATGGGCAATGTTTAATAAATTTAAAATAAATCCTTTAATTGAGTGGGAAGATATTGATAACGACTTTATTATTAACACTTTTAATAGTGAATTTGGTAAAATATTAACACATACCACTACATGGGATAATATTTTATTAAAATTATTAAAAAATTCAGAAAATATTATTAATGATGAATCCCACAATACATCAAAATGGTTATGTACATTTATTTCACAAAACCATTGGAAAGAAAATAAACCATGTACATACGAATTTAATATAAAAGAACTCCATAAATTTGAACAATTTATACAAAAAAGGTATGGGGTTTTTTTTAATTTAAAACACATAAATTCAACACCAAAAATAAAAAATAAAATAGAAATAAATGATGAACTAAAAAATCATTTATGGAATGTATTTGAAAAACCGTTTGAAAAACGAAATTCATTAATTTAATGATAATTACTTTATTATGTGAACCAAGAAGCGGTTCAACTAATTTAGCCAATTGGTTTTATTTTAATAAAAATTTTACTACATTATTTATACCAAGTAATCCAAAATCAAAATGGTATAAAACAGAATCCCCAATAAATTATAAATATAATACTGAACATTTGTTAGTAAAAGAAGATTATTATCATAAAAAAGATTTTAACGAATTAATTTCTATATCAGACAAAGTTATACTTCTTTATAGAGAAAATACAAAAGAACAAATTGAATCTTGGACAAATGCAAAATTAACTAATAATTGGGATACTACTTG